TAATTTCGCATTAGCAAAGGAATGAAATGCCTCACTTAGTACCTATGGTGGTTGAATCCACAAACAAAGGCGAACGTGCCTATGACATTTACTCACGCCTGTTAAAGGATCGTGTTATTATGTTAGACACTGACGTCAATGAACACACAGCCAGCGTTATTGTTGCACAGTTGTTGTTCCTAGAAAGTGAAAACAGCGAAAAAGACATCAGTCTGTTTATCAACAGTCCTGGCGGATTGGTCACAGCAGGCTTGGCCATCTATGACACCATGCAGTTTATCCGTCCTGATGTTGCTACCTATGTTATTGGACAAGCGGCAAGTATGGGCAGTTTCCTAGCACAAGCAGGTGCCCGAGGCAAGCGACATGTCCTGCCTGAAAGCCGCACAATGGTACATCGTGTTAGTTCAGGTACTCCTGGCACACGTGGTAGTGTTCACGTACAGGAACTACAGTTCGAAGATGCTAAACGTACCTACGAAGAAAGCCAACGCATCAACAAACGTCTTACAGAATTGTATGTTCGTCACAACACTTCAGGTAAAACCTATGATGAACTTTTTGAAACAATGAAGTTCGATACATTTTTGAGCGCAGAGCAGGCAGTGGCGCAGACGAAGCAGGTCGCAAACAATTTAGAGAATGGTTGTTGGGTGTTCTCAAAATGCACGAAAATGTAGAAATTACTTTTACCAAAGTAGACGGTACTGCTCGTGAAATGAAATGCACACTCAAAGAAGGCATTGCACCCACAGTGGAAAATCCCAAAGAGTCAGATACCCTTTGTGTAGTTTGGGATCAGGTAATGAACAATTGGCGCAGTTTCAAATTTGAGAATATTAAGAAAATTAATTTTGCACTTTGAAACCACAATTCAGAATTGCTCAACGTGACAGTCATTGGACTGTCCAAGTTTTCTATATAACCGAAGACACAGGACAGGGCAATCTGTTTGATGATTGGGGAGGCTCTGAAGAGCCCTTCAACGAGCCCACTTACCAACTAATGAAAGATTGGTGTTATAACAACTTCAAAACTTGGCTCAAACCCAAAAGAGCCCGTAGAATGGGCTACAATGATTTTTGGTTTCAGTCCAAAAAAGATGCAGATTGGTTTGTTCTGTATTGGAGTGGTGTTGACATCGACATGAATTGAGTGTATAATTACTATATTAAGTTAACAAACTAGGAGCAAAAAATGGCAACTAAATCAGCAACCAAAACTCGTGTGACCAAAGCACAGGTTACAGCCCATCGTACTCGTGCAGTCAAGGACCATAGCCCAGTTTGGGACGGATGTGAAACTTGGGATGAAGACACATTCCATCGTCACTTCAAACGCTCGATGGATTACTATCGTTTGGAAAGTGACATCAAAACTTACAAGCCCACAGTGGTCAAATGGATGACTGATAATGATTGCACCAAATCAGACCTTGTGGCTTTTAAGAAAGTCAAAGACAATCGTATTGGTACCACAATGGGTGCAGTGGCCGCATGTTTGAATCGCGGTATGACGCCTCAACGTGCTGATTTTAACAAAGGTAGGGACACTGCTGAATGGCTTCGTAATGAAATCAACAGAGTTATCAACGAAGGCAAAGACGACGTCGATCCTGAAGAGGCCATTGCGGAAAAAGAAGCCGCCAAAAAAGATGTTTATGTTCCAAGTATTCAAGAACGCTTGCGTGAAGTTGCCCTGGGCATGACTGAAGAAATTGAAAAGGCCTATGAATCATTTCAAACTGATGCAGAAAACTTTGATCCAAAGTCTTTTAAAGTACTGAACTTGTTGAAGAGCCAACAGGCCAAGGCCGCACATGCTCGTATCATTCGCGACTTCTATGCTCGTGATTTGGCAGAACTTGAAGAACTGGCCAGTGGCAACGGTTGCGAACAGTTGCGTGAAGGCTACAGTCATCGTAGCAAAAAACAAATCAAAGCATTTATCCAGTTTTTGCAGGAAATTCAAAACGCTTGTACTATGTTGATGCAGGAAGCCAAGGTCAATCGTGCTCCACGCAAGACCAAAGCAGTCAGCAAGGACAAACTTGTTGCTAAACTCAAGTATATGAAGACCAACGAGCCTTTGAAACTAGTCAGTGTCAATCCTGTTGACATTATTGGTGCTAAGGAATTGTGGGTCTATAATACTAAGAGTCGCAAGTTGGGCAAGTATGTGGCCAACGAGTACCAAGACCTTGCAGTTAAGGGTACAAGTATTATGAACTTTAGTGAGAACTTGAGCATTTGCAAAACACTACGCAAGCCCGAAGAGAAACTGAAAGAGTTCAAAGCCGCAGGCAAGGTGCAGTTGCGTAAGTTCCTAGAAGACATCAATGCCACAGACACTAAAATGAACGGTCGTATTAACGAAGAAACTATCTTACTTAAGGTTAATTAAGAAACGTTAGAAGCAATAGTCAAGGTCCCGGTGGTTGCTATTACAGTGCCAACGGGACTGTCTATTCTAATTTGTACTTGGAATGTTTCGGCGGCTTCGACAGCACCGTCTATAGCGGATGTAACTGTAAATGATCCCGATGTGCCGTTACTTACTGGAAACGATCCACTTGTGGCTGTAAAGTCTGCGTTAGTTGTTGTTCCATTAAGTATAGTCCAATAATAAATTCCATTTGGAAATGCCGTTGCACTGGCTGTGATAGTTGTGAAGCCAGGTTCGCCTATTGTCGTCGGACTGCCACTGGCTGTAACTGTTGTTGATGTGTCGTTGACCGTTACACTAGCACTGGTTAAAATTACTGTGCCGCTGATATTACCTGTTCTTATCTGTACTTGAAACGTTTGAGCACCTTCTGTTGTATAATCGATCACTGGTGTTACTGTGAACGTTCCGTTACCGTTAGGAGTAGAGGTTACGAAACTTCCACTAACTGCGCTGAAGTCGGTATTTACAGTAGTGCCATTCAACACTGTCCAGAAATAAGTTCCTGCATTACCTAAATTATTAACTGTAAATGAGCCCAAACTACCTTCATTTATACTTGCTGGTGTTATTGTGAAAGCAGGAGTCAACGAAGTATCGTTGATAGTCTGAACTGCACTGGTCACTACCACTGTACCACTGACGCTACCACTGCGAACTTGTACTTGGAAGGTTTGACTACCTTCTGTGGCTCTGTCTGCCACAGTGGTAATGTCAAATGATCCAGTGCCGTTATCAATGCCGCCGGTGCTTCCACTTACCACAAACGAACCACTGACTGCACTGAAGTCTGCATCGGCTGAGGTGCCGTTTAACACAGTAAAGAAGTAAGTGCCATCCGGACCAACGTTGGCCACTGTGAATGTTTCAGTGTCGCCTTCATTTATACTTCCAGGTTCCACAGTGAACACTGGGTTAATAGAACTATCAGTAATATCAATGATAGGACTAACTCCCAACACTGGACCTGTAATACTAGTCGATCTAACATATACACTAAAGGACTCGTCACCTTCTGTGGTCAAATCTCTAGTCACTGTTAACGGAAAACTTCCACTATTACCAGTGATAGTAAATGATCCGCTTAAAGCGCCTGATGAAAAATCTGCGGTTGTTAACGTGCCAACACCGCCAGAAGTTTCCTCAATAGTATAGTAATATGTGCCATTGGCAGCGTTTGTGCTGGCTACACTAAATGTAATTGTTGTGCCTTCAGTGACTGCGGTGGAACTTGGGGTAACTGTGGCTGACACTAACACTGGAGGTGTAGTGGATACAAATGGTTCAGTATAAGGTGATAACGTACTAAATGCCACATTTGTATTAAGTACACTTAAATTGTTAGCACTAGAATCTGTTGCCAATGTTCCACTTGTTCGATGATTCAATAACAGTTGAACGTTAGTTGCACCTTGACTGGTTCTAGTAAACGGAGTTCTACTCGGTGTAAAATTTGCACTATAAATTGCACTTTTCGCCACACGCACATTAGTTAAGTATCCTTGATAATCTTGTCCGGAGGCTTGATATAATATAGAATAGTTTCCTATAGTGGGTCTAACTGTTTGATCAGTTAAATTTGAATTGCCAAAAAAGGAAGAAGCACCAACTCCATTAACATACAATGTCACAATGTTTGATCTTCTGACCACTGCAACATGACTCCAGACATTCAAAGCCACCGCTGTTGGATGAAGTGCATAGAACGGATTCATTTGTATGGCCAACTGCCCTGAGAATCTATCTAAATAAAATAAGAAGTACCAATATGCTCGACTATTATAACTACCAGTTTGGGCCCATAATAATCTCCAAGAGTTATAATCGGTTGGCCGCACCCACATTTCAACAGTAAAATCTCCTAGACCATAGGCAAAATTGGCACTGGGTGTAACACTTAATGCTCGTTGGCTACCTGAAAACAAAGCAGATCCGCCTGGCTGAATTCCGGCTGTTCCGTACGATTGTATACTTGCATTACCTAAAGTACTTAATAATGGCATCGTTGACCTTTAAGCGAATCTAGCCTGGCTGGCTAATACTGTATATGTGGCCGCGGCAGTTTTAATAATTGTAAATGAGTATGAATCTATACCCGAAGAGTTTCCACCTGTAGGTGCGGCACCACCTAACCATTTTGGTGTAACGCTGACGCCGTCAATGGTAAAACCTGTTGGATAGAAAGGAGTAACTCCCTGAGTAGATAAGAATACAACCGTTGTACTTTTACCAACTGCTAGGAATGTGTCCATAGTTGTTGATCCGTCACCTCTAAAATTTATTACCCAGTTACCTGTTGCAGATAAAGTATAATAATGTACACTGTTTGTTTTTGCATCTAAAGTAATAGTAGTAGCAGAGGCTAATGCCTGCACACTGACTTCTTCAATGACACTGGCATTGAATGTAACAGTATCACTGGCTGTAATTGTAGTTCCAGAGATTGTGCCGCCTGTAACTGAGCCACTTAACGAACCACTAAATGTTGTAGCCGTTATCGTTCCAGTACTCGGGTTATAAGTTAATCCGCTGTCTTCGTTTAATCGTTGATATCCATCTGTTGTTGAATCAACAAATGTAATATATCTGGCTAATATTACGTGCAGTTTGTAATTGGCTAGCAGTTGACGCATTGCCACTAAACGTAGTTGCTGTAATTACTCTTGCGGCAAAATCTCCGTTCGCATCTCGGAACACAATAGTAGATCCTGTATTAGTTGCTGTAGCATTTGAACTGACTGTAAATGTTGCACCTTCTGTACTGGAACTTCCGCTCAAACCGTTACCACTTACTGCGCCTGCGGCAACATAATTACCGGTGGTGTCTGTACCCAACGCAATAGAATCTGCGATCACAGTTGCAGTTAATGTAACATCGCCACTGCCGTCAACACTTACGCTACCTGATAGATCTCCACCTAGTGTAATAGTACGAGCAGTGTGCCATTTGCTGGCTGTTGCGGCTTGTAGGTTAGCCACTGCTGTTGTAGATGTAACAGTAAACGGTGCTGTGCCTGTGGCAATGGTGCTGGTCAACCGTGTAGCACTGACTGTGCCTGTTGCTGTGGCAATGTTTCCGCCCACGTTGACGTTTTCAAATACACCCAAACCGCCAGTAATTTTTAACGCACCGGTAATCGAATCTGTTGATCCTGTGGCATTTGTAATACTGAGTGCATTGGTAGTTGTGGCACCGCGATTGGTCACTGTTTGCAATGTGCTGGTTACGGCAAGGTCAAGGTTGCCTACAACAGGACTTCCTAGGTCGTCATAGTTTACAGTAATTTCAGTGTGCGTTCCACCAGTTAATAATTGTGCGGCAAAGTCTTCAATTTGCTCTCTGCTAAACGGTATGGTTGGACTGCTAGAACCAATCCTAATTGTGTTGCCGTCAATTCTATCAACCAGGATAGGACTAAGAGGGTCAGTTTCGATAACTATATCTGTTTGTATAGAGCCAGAAGTTCCTAGAGCATCACGCTCTAAACGTATAATAGCACTTGCTCCGGGCAATGCTCCTGTTACTGGCACATAAGTATCATACCTAGGACCATTAATAATAACTTTATCTGTACTTGCGCCTGGGCTGGTTGTGCTGTCTTCGACATCAAATGCAATATTTGTGCCTGCTTGAATTTGTGCAGTGTCCGTGGTAGAATCTGCTTCTATTGTTACATTGTTAGGTAAGAATTTTATCTTCCTAAAAAAATCGTAAAAGGCTGCTGGCATGTGATAAGTCCTGTTTTCAACTATATTTATGCGGATTTTAGTTTACTATTTGACCTAGCGTATCTATATAAATAATGTACTATGAGCCAAAACATCGACCAAATCCTAAACGAACTTAAATCTGCACTAAAAACTGGCTCGCCAGCGGGTGCGGGAATTACAGATTCTGCATCGCGACAGCAGATAGCAATCAACGACAACGGCGTTGTACTTACAAAACTACGATTAGATCGTGTACTGGGCGATCTCAATGTGGAAAATCGAGTATCTGCCCAGGATGTTAATGCTACTTCTATCAATGCTACAAACATTTCTGTGACCAATGAGATCTCAGCAAGTGTCATTCGTGCTAGAAAAATTATCACAGAGCAGGATCAAGATAGTTACAATCGTGCAATTACATTCTACAGCGAATCTAAACAGGGATTAGACGGCAAAGGTATGCTGTTTAGCCAACCAGATTTTACCCATCAATTTGTTTTCAAAGTAGAAGGGCAACGATTGTTCAGTACAGAAAATATTGACTTGTACGGTGGTAGAAAATATCAAATCAACGGTGTTGCTGTACTAGAGGAAGGTCGTCTAAGTGACAGCGTTACACAATCCAATCTAACTTCAGTAGGAACATTGCACAAACTGCGTGTTGAAAATAACCTACAGATCGGCGAAACATTCCACGTAAATGATTCATACAATCGAGTCAGCGTAAACACAGAAGAAATGCTGAGTACATTTACCATTCGTGATGCAGGCGCAACATTGGTATTTGGCGGTGACGAAACAACTGGCACTGGAAGAATTGGCACATGGGGTCCCAATAAACTTGCGCTAATCACTGATAACACTGATAGAATTGTTATACAAGGCAACCAAGTAGAAATCGGCCATGGTAAATCTAAAAATGCCGAAGTTAAAATTAACGGTTCGTTGACTGTAACCAACGACCTACGAGTTGATGGTACATTACGTGTTGCTAATTTGATTGCTGACACTAGAGTTGAGAGAAATTCCAACTTGGAATTTGTTTCAAACCAAACTGAAAGTGTCTACGGCAAAGGCCTACAATGGCGCGGAGAAGGGTATACTCGCAGTTTCTTCCTGGCGCCCAACTTTGACAGATTTGTTTCTTCAGAAAACATCGATCTTATTGCTGATCGTGCCTTTTATATCAATAAAACTAAGGTCATCGATCATCAGTCCCTAGGCACAGGCATAATTTCAAGCAACTTGACCAGTGTTGGTGTACTAAATGAGTTACGTGTTGCTGGGTCGTTTACTGTAGACAATCACTTATCTGTCACAGGTAATGCTGTGACTGTGTTTAGACCTTTTAGTATTTCAGATGCAACAGGTAATTTAACATTTACTGCTAGTAGATTTGAAACATCTAGTAAAGACTTTGCTATCGTTGCTGACACTGATAAAATTATTTCCATAGACAACCTTGGTAATATTGCGCTGGGAGACAAGCAACGCACTGATCGAATTATTTCTGCCTACGGAAAATTGGCGTTGAATGTATCAAATCCAAATCCAGATGTTGACCTACAAGTCAATGGCGGCATAATGTTTGGCGGTAAAAAATTCATCACTGCGGCTATGGCTCCTGATTCTGGAACATGGACCAAAGGTGATATTGCGTGGAATTCTCAACCTGAAGACACTGGATTTGTTGGCTGGATTTGTATAACAGGCGGTAAACCAGGTGAATGGAAACCTTTTGGATATATCGGTAAATGATATTGCAACAAAGCATCGGCCTTTGATAGTAATAGGTAACGGTGAAAGTCGTCGAAGTATAGATCTCAACGAAATATCCGGTTTAAAAATAGGCTGTAATGCCGTGCATCGAGATTTTCATGTGGACCATTTAGTCTGCATAGATCGACTTCCACTGCAAGAAGCAATCAATTCTAATTTAAATTCCACAACAATTTGGTCTAGAGAAGAATATTCACGACATTCAGTTAACACATTGCCTCCGATCCCTCACGGAAATCAAAGAGCAGATCAGAGTAGACATTGGGGCAGTGGTCCTTATGCTATTTTATTAGGACTACAATTTTCAGATACTGTGCATATAGTAGGATTTGACTTATACAGTACTAATAATTTAGTGAACAACATCTATAAAGATACCAGTGCATATCAATCTTCAACTAGTCATGCTGTGGATCCTAGGTATTGGATATATCAGATAAGTCGTATCTTTTTGGAAAACACTGATAAGTATTTCGTAGTTTATAATTTGCCAGGTTGGATTCTTCCTAAAGAATGGTGTTTCGCAAATGTTGAGTTTAAAACACTTGACAACATTTATCATATAATGTAAACTATATCAACAGCGGTCTTTCAACGCCATTCATCCCGCTATATAAACTCTGCATGTCGTCAAACTTGCTCATTATTAAGGAGACTAGAGATGGCAAAATATCTTTCACACTAGACGACCGTAACTGGGTTATGGACTTTGGTGGGCTCAAAGCATTTAAAGAATGGAGTGAATGGCAGTTCGATCATACCTTGTGTGTAGGAATAGACGATCCCCACTTGGCACTTTTTAAACAAATGGCTGCTTTGGGTAAACAAGCCGATGGCGGTATTGTAGATTTGCGTATTGTAGAAGCAGTAGGATGTGAAAAGTTCGCTGAACTTGCTTACAGCACTATGAGCGAAATACTAGAAGCGTATCAAGAAGGTCGGGGCTGGACACATCCTGATGGTCGTGTGTTTGAAGCACGGTATCCAACTGGTGCTGGTGTTAAACTTCGTTCAGTAGAAGTGTTCGAACATGCAGGTAATTCGGCCACTTACGAAGGTTAATATGTTAAATGTCCTGTGCCTAAAGTACGGAACAAAGTATTCAGCAGATTATGTAAACAAACTTTACAATATGACGCAGAGGCACCTTACGATTCCACATCGTTTTGTATGCTTTACTGAAGACAGCACAGGACTTAACTCCAACATCGAAATACGAAGTCTTCCCTACGACAGTTCTATCAAGGGCTGGTGGTGGAAGACCTACTTGTTTAAAGCAGATCATTTCTCTAGCGGTGATGTTAATCTGTTTTTTGACTTGGATATTGTCATAGTCAACAACATAGACAAGTTAGTTGATCATGTGGGAACATTTTTGGGATTTGAAGACCCTGGCAAAATTTACAGTAGAACTAGCAAATTAAACAGTTCTGTAATGCGTTGGTGTAGTGGTGACTACTCCGATATTTGGGAAACTTATCTAACAGACCGGCGACAAGCACACGGTCTACACGGAGATCAAGATTGGATTTGGCGACTGCATCAATCCAACATTTGCTGTTCAAAAGTTTAAAGAAGTAAGAACTCCTGTGATAGATCCAGAAACCAGTGTTTTGGTATTCCACGGAACGCCAAATCCTGAACATGTAGAAGATCCTGTCATCGTTGACAACTGGCGATAACTGTGCTATAATAGCACTATGAATAAACGAATTGGCTTTGCCTGTAAATGGATCGATTTCCCTCACCAAGTCAACGGCATCAAGCCCAAAGACGATTGTAAACAGTATAACACTGGCAGTACTACAGTTGCGTGGTTAAATAGACAGAGCAAGGATGTAGCAGAACAAAAACTTTGGGACCTTATGAAAGGTAACATTGAAAGTGTTCGCAAACTTGTTGAACGTGTGGGAGGGTTAGATGATGAACTACGTATGGTTCGTATTAGCAGTGACATCTTGCCTGTTTATACTGAGTCTACTTGGTCTTACTTCTGGCGTGATCCTGGAGTCATTCGGTATGCAGAGCAAGCATTTGGACAAGTGGGAGACTTGGCTAGAAAAAACAACGTTAGGTTGTCTATGCATCCTGGTCAGTTCACCGTTCTTGCTAGTGATAATCCAGACATTGTAAACAGATCAATAGAGGAGTTTGAATATCATGTGGATATGGCCCGATGGATGGGATATGGTAAATCGTTTCAGGACTTCAAAATCAACGTCCACATCTCGGGTCGAAGAGGTCCCCAAGGCATCATCGACGCTCTTTCACGACTCACTCCAGAAGCAAGAAACTGCATTACCATTGAAAACGACGAAATCTCGTGGGGCATCGACTCAAGCATCGAACTCGTCAAACATTGTGCCCTCGTACTTGACATACACCATGACTGGATCCATAGTGGAAGATACCTTCAGCCCACCGACGATAGAGTATTACGCTTAATAGAATCGTGGCGAGGTGTACGTCCTGTCATGCACTATAGTATAAGTCGTGAAGATATCCTGGTAGGACACTGTCCTAGTACACAGCCGAATTATTCTAAACTTTTAGAAACTGGATATAAAAGAGCGAAACTCAGAGCACATTCAGACTTCTATTGGAACAAAGCCTGTAATGAATGGGCACTGAGTTTCAGGGATCAGTTCGATATTATGTGCGAAAGCAAGGGAAAGAACCTTGCTAGTTTTGCACTTTACGAACAGGCTAAGACTATTACTTCTTAGGTTTTCTTGGAGCACGTGGCTTTTTAGACGCTGGTGAAGTCTTTGGCTTTGCTGGCGTTTTTGTTTTTGCTGGTGCTTTTGGCTGTGCAGTAACTTCTGCTTTAGGTGCTTCTGCTTTAGGTGCTTCAACAACTGCCGCGCCGCCTGGGGGCATTTGTGCAAGAGCAATATCAGCAGTGTCTACCACAGGTGTTTCAACTTTGTATGGAACTTCTGTTGTCTCAGCCTTAGGTGCTGTACCAAATAAATTTTTAATAAATCCGAACATGTTAGTGTCCTCCTTGAAAAAATATTTAGTTATATCTTGCCTACAGGCTTTAAACTACTGGCTGGTAAATCCCATGATTGAGTTTTTTCAACACCTCTATTTTGAGCAAACCGTTTTGCGTCACAATTATTGCAAACATGGAAGTAGCGATTGTTTAGTCGTTTAGGATCCATACTGCCTTTGGGCCTTTCAAAAATCTCACTACAACAGTCACAACGCAGTATTGCTATGGAACATTCTCTGAAATAACAGTGTTCTTCGCCCAGTTTGCTCTTTCTCGTGTGCTGTGTTTTTACCTTGTCTATACGTATGAACATTCTGTATTTACATTAAGATTATAAAAATCTTGGCTAAATATTTGCACAAAGTCATTTTGGAGCAAATCAATGTCAAGAAAAATTGTCGATATCGGCGTAGAAGGTAATGATGGCACAGGCGATAGTATCCGTGAATCGTTTAGAAAAACCAACGAAAACTTCCAAGAATTATATGCTGTTTTTGGTCTCGGTGGACAGATTGCATTTACAGATCTTGCAGACACTCCTAGTTCGCTAGTAGGCGAAGGTGGAAAGATACCTGTTGTTAATGCTGGCGGAAATGCATTAACATTTAAAGAAATTGTTGGAGGTTCAGGTGTAGCGATAACACAACCAACTACAGGTGCCAATGCTGGTGACATTGTTATTAGTTCATTGACTTCTAGAGTACAGGACGACCCACTACCTAAACTACAATTTGACTTAAATGGTGCCGGTAGAATGGTGGGTAACATTTATGCCCCCACCAACGACAGTGACTTTGCTCTTGCAGTTGGCCAATTTAATGCCGCACATTATCCACCAATTGATTTTCCAGGTGGCGGCGTAAGCGGCGACACTTTTGCAGTTAACAAAGGCTATGTTGATAACAAGTTTGTCAACGTGACCGGCGACACCATGCAGGGTTTCTTGAATATGCCTGCAGGTGCAAGTGGTAATCAAGCACCACG